CGTTCGGACCTGAACGGCCCGGGCATCGGTGAGTCGGGGATGGCGAGCACGTTGGACTCCAGCCACTCTACGACGTCGCCCGAGTCTGACGGACGCAGGACATCTCGACCGATGCGGAGCAGGTCGGCTTTATTCATACAGCCCTGCCTCCTTGAGCAGACGATACAGCTCGTCGGACAACTCCGACCACTTCTTCGGCTTGCGCTTGAACGGACGCGACGGCTTGGGCATCGGCTTACGCCTTGGCTTGGGCTTACGCTTCGTCATGGGTAGATAAATCTGCCTTCACGCGGCGCACCCAAGCCTCCAGAACTTTCACCGCCTTCGCAGGGTTTTCGGGGTTACATCCCTCTGCGACATCGAGGGCGAGTTTGTCGAGTCGGTTGACGATGCCGGCGGTCATCTCGCGCATGGCCTCGGTGGCCTCCGTTGCAGGGATAAAATCGCGACCCATAACGGCGATGCGGTCGAGCTCGGCCTTAAGTTTTGTCAGGGTGTTGACGGTCTTGTCGTAAGAGGCATAGAGCTTTGACTGCGCCGGCGATCCTTCGCGGACGGCTTTGATGTATTGATTTCTGGAAAGTTGTACGAGGAGACGCTGCCTTTCGACAATGGACTCAAAGGTTTCCAGCACCCCTTGCTTTTGTGGTGCCTGATGGGCGGTCTCTTGCCCAGGCTCGTTAGATGGGCTGTATCCTTCAGCCGGGTTGCCGTTTAGGCCAATCCTCTCAGCCCTCCACTTCTCAGCGGCCTCGACGCTATCCAATGGCATCCCCTCTGCCACGAGCTGCGATATGCGGCCTTTGGATAACTCCCACCTTTCGGCTAAGGCTTTCTGCTCAATAGCCATCAGTCGAGACGGATAATGTTTAGGTCGTGCAATATCATGTCGCGGTGCATCCTGGCTGTCTCAACGTCCGCCGTGCCAAGGTTTAGGCGCACACGCCTGGAGGTGTAGTCGGGGAGGTGCTGTGTGTAATGAAGCCACCAGTTCTTACCGTTCCTCCAGAGGTTGTGGTTTCTGTTCTTGGCGATCATCTTGGGGCGTGTGGCAATTTTCATTTGGTTTTTAATTCATCAAAGGTTTTGCCGTTGGACTCAAGCGTGGCCTTCTTGCCGGTGAAGTCCTGCCAGCGTTTAACGATTACGTCGCAATAGCGCGGATCGAGTTCCATTAGGAACGCCTGACGCCCCATCGACTCGCATCCGATCAAGGTGCTTCCGCTACCTCCAAAGAGATCGAGGACCGAAGAACCTAAAACCGTAGTCTTGTCTAATGCTTCCTTAGACAGCTCGACAGGTTTCTGTGTCGGGTGAACGTAAGTTGACGCGCCGTCTTTGTTAATCTTCCAAACAGAACCAATTCTCTTCCCGCAAAGCTCCGCTCCCCTGTGCCAGACTAATGCAACCTCATAGTCACTTGAAAACGTGCGAGAAAGATCTCCAATTCCGCCGCCTGGCTTATGCCATATGACGATGTTCGTCGGGTATCCAAAGCCGGAGAACATCTCAATCCATTTTGTCTGAACCTTCCAACTCGTCCAGACGAAGACCCAGCCATCAGAAACAAGCTCAATGATTGGAGTGATGTCTAAGAACTTGTCGTCATTCTTCAGCACGGAGAACTTCTCACTCTTTGTTCTCATGTTTGACTGATACTCGACCCCGTATGGAGGGTCTGTGAATACCAAGTCCGCCTTCTTTCCATTCATCAGTTTATTCACAGCGTCGATGCTGGTGCTGTCTCCGCACATCACCCGGTGCTTACCAAGCAGCCAAACGTCGCCCATCTTGGTAGTCGGCTCAACGGGAACCTCTGGAACCTCATCCTCATCGGTCAACCCCTCCTCGGTCTTATCAGCCAGGAGCGCTCCGATCTCTACCTCGTCAAAACCCGTAAGCGCCACGTCAAAGCCTTCCATTCCAAGCTCCTCAAGTTCCAGGGCCAGCATCTCGTCGTCCCATCCAGCGTTCAGGGCCAGCTTGTTATCAGCCAGGACGTAGGCCCGGACCTGCAATGGAGTGAGGTGTGAGAGCGAGATGGTCGGCACTTCTTTAAGCCCCAAGGCCTTGGCAGCGGCGAGGCGACCATGACCCGCAATGACAGTTAAGTCCTCGCGGATGAGGATGGGGTTATTAAACCCAAACTCCCGGATGCTCGCGGCGATCTGTTTGACCTGCTCGTCAGAGTGCGTCCGGGCGTTGCGGGCAAAGGGGATAAGCGAGTCAACGGGGGTCTGATTGACCTGTATTGGTTTGTTCATGGGGGGTGTTTGGTTTAGGGCTAAAAAATGCAAGTGACCCCACGAAAAACCTCCGTGGTGTCGGGCCACGCGTGAAGGGGGTGGGGTCTTAGAATACTGGTTACCGGGGGGATATGGGCCTTATTCATCGTGCTTCGGGTGTGTGGCGGGGTCGTGCCTGCTTATGTTTGTCGCGTCTGGCATTAACATGAGGAAACATTCCGCACGCGTCAGAGTTAACGGCGCGTTGGATTTCCTTGGCCCGACTACGCAGCCAGAAGTGCGAGCGTCCGTACATCCTGCCGATCGTGCGGGAGTCCAGGCATCCCGGCAATGACAACGCCCAGCGTACCGTCTCGACGTGACGACGGAAGGGGAAGTTATTGGTCGCGGCCAGCGCATCGATGAACCCCTTGAGCATGACGCCGACGTGGTCTCTACTGATGAACGCTTCCGTCTCCTTACGCAGGTTGTCCCCGTCACGCGTCGACCATGCCGGATGATTGGCGTCCACTTGGAAGACGTGCCGAGACTGCGACATCTCGCGGTAGGGTAGCACGCCGTTCTCCCTCATCTTCTCCTGGAGTTTCTTAGGCTGTGAGAAGAACCATGCGTCAAACGACTTAGCCTCCTTGCCGGGAGCGCTGAGGTCATTGATGCTTGCCTTGGTCACGCGTCACAGCGTCAACCATCTTGACGGCGGGGCAAGTGGCAAAGGTTGTGCCAGGTATTGTCCTTCGCCGTGTATTCAATGAGCCCTAACAGGCGTAGGCGTCTGACCAGGGAGTCTCGGCGCTTGCGTCGCTTCTTGCCCTTGCGGGTGTAAGGGATGTCGAGGAGGAGGGCGTCGAGCTGCGGAGGGGTCATGGTAGCCGGCCATGTTCGGACGGTCTCGAGGAGGTAGGTGTTAGCCCCTGCCCTGATCTCGGTGGCCTTGGCGGTGGCGCAGGCCTGGGTGGCGAGCATGATGTCACGCTTGTTCTTCCAGAGCCAGCGTCGACGGGCGGTCAGTTCGCGGCGGATGCGCAGGAGGTTCAGTTGAGCCGGGGAGAGAGGGCGACGTGGGCTCATCTCGGGTAGGTGCGGCTTAATTTATTTAATACGCCCCCGTGCGCCAGCAGAGGGGGTAGCGTTATTAAATACTCCCCCTGTGGGAGACGGAGTTGCATACCCTAGCGGCGAGGTCATGATTAGGGGGAGGAAGGGGGGCTTTAGGGGTGCAGGGGTGTCCTACCCCTTAGACGTAGTTCGGACGCCCTGTAGGGGCCTTGGCGGGGCTGGAATGGCCCTTCGGCGGGCTGGCCTCGGAGGAGGCGGAAGCGGCGTGTTCCCATCGGAGGACGCCTTCCTCTTGCGAATGTTGGAGGTAGATGAAGCCGGACTTCGAGCGGTTGCCGTCCAGATCAGTGAGGCCGCAGCGGGATGCCCGCTTGGAGAAGCCGAACTTGTACCGGGCAGGCTCGCCCTTAGTGCGGTAGAGGAAGCCAGCGTCTCGGGAGTAGTTGACCCATTCCGCGGACCCTGCCCCAAGGTAGGCCAGCTGAGACGGCGTCATATTGTCGAGGTCGTCGGCCGACTTAGGCTTGGTCGTGTGGTGCATGTAGATCATGGCGCACTTGGTCCGCTTAAGGACCGGGTCGACTTGGGTCCGCAGCCAATCGGTCGTCAAGGACTGGTCGGCGATGTCGAAGCCAGCGTAAGCCAGGAGCGGGTCAATCCAGACGACCTCGGCCTTGTGTCGGAGGATGAGGCTTTCAAGGAAATCGGGGAAGGCGGCGCCGATGTGGCGGGTGTCGCGGACGATGGCCATGTTCTCCTTGAGCCGTGCCTTCTCGGTGGCCGTCATCTTACAGGTCGAACCTTGCCAAGCCTCGGCGATGTCGCCGCCGTCATTCTCAGCTTGAAGGATGAGGGTGCGGAGAGGGCGAACGGGTGCTAGGCCGAAGACGGACTGGCCCAAGGCCCATGAGGTGGCGATCTGCATCATCAGGGACGACTTGCCCGTGCCGGAGAAGCCGACGATGGAGACGGCGTAGCCTTCGCATAGCCAGCGGCGGGCCTTGCCGACGAGCACCGTCTTATCCTCGAGAGGGTCGAAGTTGTCGAGGGCGTCTAGGTCGAACCATTCGCCGGTGTCCTTCTCGCGCTTGGCGGCCTTGCGCTGTTGGGCTAGGCGGGCATAATGGTCGAGGAGGGTGTCGGGGTCGGTGGCGTTGGCGGCGGCGTCTGCGGCCTGACGAAGCAGGGCGGCCCTCGCAATCAGGTCGACGTGCTCGGGGCGGTAGGCGTTCGTCCCTGCGTCCGTGACGAGCAGCGAGACGGTTCCGGCCTCGACCGGGGACTTCATCTCGCGAAGCTTTTGGGTGACGGTCAGCTCGTCGGCAGGGATGCCGTCGACGCCTAAGGACAGGATGGCCCCGACGATGTCGGCATGCGTACCATCGAAGAAGTCGGAGGCCTTTAGGTCAGGCGGGAAGGGGAGAGCATCACGCAGGAGGACGCCGAGGAGGTGGCGTTCCGCGGCGACGTTATTCGGCGGGATCATGTGGAAGAGAGGGGTTGGGTTTGGGGGCGTGGGTGCCCGTGGTCAAGATGCTTTGCGTAGGACGCGGTCTAGGTCGGACTGGCGGTAATAAGGGACGCTCCGCGGATTGCGCAGGATGCGGACAGGGATGGAGGTGCCGTCGATGCGGTACTGGATGCCGCGGACGGTGCGTCGGTGCTTGCGGGCGTACTCGGAGAGGGTGACCCATCCCTTGGGGGCCTTGAACTTCTCGAGGGCTTCAGCTGCGGCCTTGGCGTCGGGCCAGGTCTTGAACCTAGGCGACAGGCGATAAACGAACCGTCCTCGGGGCATCGTCTTCCGTTCAGCGTAGCCGGCCTTCACGATGCGGGCCAGAGGCAGGGCTATGCCTGCTCGGGTGTTATAACCTAGGAGACGCACGACCTCGATGGTCTTGACCCAGCCATCAGGGACGTCCTTGGGTTCGCTGACAAGGGCGGCGAACAGGGCGTGGGCGTCGAAGCGCTTCATCGGGCCTTCGGGGTGAAGACCTTGAGGTCGGTGGTCCAGACCCATCGGCTGCCGACGCGGTGGACGAGCCAGACCTTCCAGTCTTTGCCATCGACCCAGCCGGCGGCGAAGCCTGAGCCCCAGCGGGAAGTCGCTAGGCGGTGCGAAGCGTAGGCCATGGCGTCCTTCTGGCAGAGACAGCCGGCAGAGAACGCGGCGCCACCTTCGGCCTTCGTGAGGTTGACCTGGGCGAGCGTGTGCGTGTGGCCGTGGATCAGAGCGCCCCCTCGGTCGGCGTAGTGCTTGCCCTGTTCGGCGGTGGCGTTCAGGCCGTGGGCGTAGCCATGGATGAAGGCGACCTGTCCTAAGCGATAGACGCCCTTCTCGGCGTGGTAGGGGAGGATGGTCTTCGCTCCGCAGCTCTTCGCGGCGGTCTTGATGCGGGCCTCGAGGTCGGCACAGTAGTCGCGTACCAGGGCGGAGCCGGAGGTATGCTGGAGGGCTTGGGCGCGGTGCTCGTGATTGCCCATCAGGTAGACGGTGGGCTTAGTGCGCTCAAGGAAGGCTTCCCCGGCCTCGATGTCGGAGATGAGGGACTCAGCGCCTTCGGCATCCTGGCCTGCCCCACGGCGGAGCGATCGGAAGTCGAAGCAGTCCCCGAGGTGGACGCGGACGGTCGGCTTGTAGTCCTTGATGAACTCGCAGAGGGCCTCGACGGCGTTCTCGTCGGCCATGTCGCCGTGATTGTCACCGAAGGCGACGAAGCGGGTCGGGGTGCTCATTTGGAAAGGCCGAGCTCTTGCTCGATTTTGTCACGCATGATGCGGGCTCTGTGGATGTCCGGGGAGAGCCTGCGGTAAACGTTCAAAGTCGCCGTCCTGTAACGAAAGCAGTAACAGCCCTTGTTCTTGAAGATGCGCCTGTTCTGCCTGACGGACATGATGCTTCCTCCTAGCCTTCTTGCGGCTGGTGCCACGCTTGAAATACGAACCCCGAACATGATTGCGGCCATTCTTGTGCTAGAGCCATGCCTTAACTGATACAGGGCCGCGTCTATGGCTTTGCCTTTTGGCGCTCGGGTGCTCATTTGGCGTTGAGGTAAGGGATGGGCTTGCCGGCGTCGAAAGCCGCCAGCATCTCGTCACGGCGTTTGCGGGCCGTGGTCAGGTCACCGCCGATGTTCTCGACGATGTCCGTGCCGCGACGACGTAGCCGGAACCAGTAGCAGTCACCGAGGCGCTGCAGGTGATGGTTCGGGTTGTCCTTCACGTTGCGTTCGGACTTACGCTGGCCGTGGCAGATGGTGTACTTGGGGCAGGCGAGCAGGAAGGCCACGCGCTCAGGGGACAGGCCGACCTTGCGGGCCCACGCCAGCGTCTCGGGGGTCAGAGCCTCCATGACTTGGCGAGGATGCGTCCTTCGGACATGATCTGCTGACGGGCGTTCGGCTTGAAGATGTATTCCTGGTCGAAGGAATGGGCGGCCCGTATCTCGGCGATGCTGTCGAGCTCCTCATCGTTAGCCGGGCCGATGCCGGCGGTGGCGACGTAGACGGTGCGGACCTTCCAGCCCCTTTCCCAGAGGATATCCTGACAGACCCGCAGCTCGTTGATGTAGCGCCAGTCGGAGCAGACCACCGTCTCGGGGGAGGGTTGGTCGTGGTGCTTCATGACCGGGCACCAGTTGGCGAAGTGGCGGGCGAAGACGTCCCGATCTAGGCGCCGCGCGAACTTGCCCGCGTGGACGAGGAAGTCGCGGTTATCGACCTTGAAGTCCTCTCGGAAGAAGTCGCCGTCAAGGCCGAGGTAGTCCATGTACTGATTGGCGGCCTCCTTCAGGGCGTCAGCGAAGTTGATGTGTTCGGCGGGGCGGGTGGACCACTCAAGAAGCCCGGAGGCGAGAGTGTCCTTCCCGGCCCTGGCGAACCCCGAGATCAGCACGAGGGTCGGGGCGGCCATCGGCGTGGGTGCTTCGTCAGTCACGGGCTTAGAAGGGTACGCCTTCGGGGGGCAGCGGCTCTTCGGGGGCGGTCGGCTTCTGGCTGCCGCGGGGGTAGGTCATCTTGTATTTATACTGAGGCTTTCCCTGCCACTCGCCGTTGGCCTCGACCTCCACGCCGACGAGGATGGTCTGACCGCAGGCCGGGGAGATGTATTCCATGAACTCAGCCGGGGTAGCATCCAGACGAATCTCGTTGGTGTACTTGCCGGAGAACTTGCCGACGAGCATGGCGAGGGCCTTGCCGTACTTGCTGGAGAAGTTCTTGGAGAGGCAGAAGCCCTTGTCGTCGACGAAGAACAGGCGGCAGGACGTGGTGCCGTCCTCCCACTGTTTGACCTTCTCGAACTTGGGCTTGATGAGTTTCAGTTTGTACGTGCCGTTCGTGCTGATGGACGTGAGGGGCGGGCGGTCGTTGTTATCGGTGTTCATGGTATTAGGCAAAGTTGATGTTAGTCGCGGCGCTGGGCTTAACGGCGATGTCGATGGTGGTGATCTCGGTCTGGTAACCGGGCCAGTTGCCCGAGGCGGTGCAGTCCTTATACAGGGTCAGCGCGCGCTCGAAGTCGAAGGCGGCGTTGGTCATCAGTTCGGGCCCCAGCTCATAGACGGCGTGGGCATAGGGCGGCTCCTTCTCGACGGCGATGAAGCGGAAGCCAAGGACGCGGCACTTGTAGGCGGACTCGACGGCGTGCCGGTAGAAGTAAGCCTGGAGGGCGTACTTGTATTTGCGGACGGCCTGGAGGAAGCCGTGCGGGCTGGCGTCTTCGCAGGTCTTCAGGTCGTAGATATACCCGTCGTCGGAGATGCCGTCGATGGCGCATTTGACCAGGGTATCGCCGAGGAAGGCGGTGAACATGACCTCGGTCTTGGAGAGGACGATGCCGTTGTTCTTCATGCAGACGGCGGCGGAGTTGGCCACGGCGTCGACCAAGGCACCCTCTTCGGCGGTCAGGATGGCCTTGCCTTCGTTGGCGGTGACGAACTCGGCCCACTCGGCCTTACCTTCCTTCGTGCGCTTGTCCACTTCGGGGGCGATGGCGTGCGTGGCGTTGTAAGCGTCGAGCCCTTCGAGGGCCAGCTTGTGGACCGCCGTGCCCACTCGCAGGGCCTTGGACTCTTCGCGGGTGCGGGCGAGGTAAGCCTGGTAATGGGCCGGGGACTTGAGCAGTTCCTTGGCTCCGCTTTGGTTGAGGGCTACGATGGAGTCGTAGACGACGCGTTCG